ATGGAAATTAATTTGAAGCTTTCTCTGGAAGAAGTATCTGCCATATTGCAAGTGCTTGGCGACCTGCCAACTAAGAGCAACGCATACCCACTCTTGATGAACATCAAGAGTCAGGCAGAAGCACAGATCCCTAAAGAGCCTGCACCGGAGTAATCATGTGGGACTGGGCTGAAGCATTCATTGCGGCGGCCTGTATAGTGGCCTTCGTTATTTTTGGCACGTACATAATCGCATGGAGTTTGAGTTGATATGAATTGGTCAGACGCACTTAAAGCAGTAATACCGATTGTGGTCATGTCTTTGGCGTGGCTGTTGGGGCAGGTCAACTCTTTCTCTGAGCGTCTTACAAAGATCGAGGGTCAGATGCCCGCCTTAATTACCAAAGAAGGTGTGCCGACAGACAGCCCAATTAGTGCCGAGCGCCGTGCCCTCTTAAAAGAGGGTTTGATGCTTCATATTAACGAACTACAAGTCAAAGTTCGCCTGCTTGAAGAACGTGAAAAACTGGGGAAAAAATAATGTTTGACATCTTATCCGGCGGTATTCTGGGGTCTGTGTTTGGTGGCCTGTTCCGCCTTGCGCCTGAAGTTCTAAAGTTTTTTGACAAGAAGAATGAGCGCCAGCACGAACTCAATATGTTTGCCCGTCAGTGTGAATTAGAAACATTGCGCGGTCAGCAGAAGTTAGCTGAGATTGGCGCTCAACGTGAAGCCGCTATTGACGTAGGTGTCATGGATGCGTTTAACAACGCCATCGTTCAGCAGGCCGAGATGGTCAAAGCCGCAGGCGGTTGGGTTGCTAGTCTGTCAGCTTCCGTGCGCCCCGTGGTCACATACTGGGTGCTGTTTGTCTGGTCGTTTATCCACGTATGGTTTGCATGGAACGCATGGCTTGCCGGTGCGCCAGCCGTAGAAGTGTTTAAGACTATGATGACCCCCGACTTCTCAGCCCTGTTGTCTGGGACAATTAACTATTGGTTCCTCGACCGTACATTGAAACAGCGTGGCCTATGAACTTGGAGCTTGCCGCTGAACTGTGCCGCCGGTATGAAGGGTATCGGGCCAAGCCCTACCTTTGTCCGGCTAACGTGGCAACGATTGGCTATGGCTCTACCTACTACGCAGACAAGCGCAAGGTAACTTTGGAAGATCCACCGATGGATGAACCCACGGCACGGGCGCTTTTGATGATTGAGCTTGAGCATACGTACCTGCCCGGTGTTCTGCGTAACTGCCCCGGCCTGATTACTGACGTTCGCAAGTGCAATGCCATCGTGGACTTTGCTTACAATTTGGGCGTTGGGCGCTTGCAAACAAGTACATTAAAGAGGAAAATCAACGCTAGTGATTGGGAAGGAGCCAAGGAACAACTGATGCTCTGGACTAAAGGTGGCGGCAAGGTGTTGCCGGGCTTGCTTAAACGGCGTACCTCTGAGTGCGCCCTACTGGATTGACCGATGCCATTACAAAAAATACTGTTCAAGCCGGGCGTCAATAAAGAGAACACCCGCTATACCACTGAGGGTGGTTGGTATGACTGCGACAAAATCCGTTTTCGTCAAGGCAACCCAGAGATTTTAGGCGGTTGGCAACGCATCTCCTCAAACACATTTAACGGCACTTGCCGTTCGCTTTGGAACTGGACAACGCTGGGCAACCTTAACCTAGTGGGTGTTGGTACTAATACAAAGTTCTACATTCAAAACGGTGGTGCGTACTATGATATTACACCACTGCGCGTAACTACTACGCTTGGCGCAAACCCTTTCACGGGTAACGGCACAACCACGGTTACAGTAACCGCCACTTCCCACGGCGCAACCAACGGCTCTTTTGTTACTTTTAGCGGTGTTACGGGTACGTACGCATCTGTCCTAAATGCTGAGTTCCAGATCACGCTTGTTAACGCCAACTCCTACACAATCACAACATCGTCTGTAGTCGCGGCAGGGGCAACGGGCGGCTCGGCTGTCGTTGCAGCGTATCAACTTAACGCTGGCCCTGCGTATGCTGTGCCTTTGACGGGCTGGGGCGCTGGTGCTTGGGGCGCTGGTACTTGGGGCGTAGGCACTACCTCGGTTACTAGCCTTCAGCTTTGGAGCCAGATTAACTACGGCGAAGACTTGGTCTTTGGCCCACGCGGTGGCGGTCTGTACTATTGGGACGCTACCGGTACTGTTACAACTCGCGGCGTATTGCTCAACTCCCTTGGCGGCACAGTATCATTCACCAATGCTTCGCCGACTGTGGTGACATCCACCATCCTATACACCGAAGGCGCAGCACTTCAATTTTCTGGCGGCTCGTTGCCAACGGGTATTACAGCAGGTACTACGTACTATGTGTTTGAAGTAAACGGCTTAACATTTAAGTTACTAGATGGCGCGGGTGCTGCTGTTAATACATCTTCCTCGGGCACGGGCACAGTGTCTACAATTGTTGACGTGCCGACTTTACAAAACCACATAGTGGTGTCGGACTCTTCTCGTTTTATCCTTGTGTTTGGCTGCAACGACTACGGCAGTGCAGTGCTTGACCCTATGTTGATTCGTTGGTCAGCGCAAGACGACATCTATAACTGGACGCCAGACCCAACTAACCAAGCAGGGTTTACCCGACTATCTCATGGTTCTGAAATTGTAGCCACAGTACAGACTCGCCAAGAGATTACAGTGTTTACCGACTCTAGCATTTATTCACTTCAATACCTCGGCCCCCCGTACGTTTGGGCACCGCAGTTGCTGGGCGACAACATTTCAATCCAAGGCCCTAACGCTGCTGTGATTGCCTCCGGTATCGTGTACTGGATGGGCGTAGACAAGTTTTACTCCTACGATGGTCGTGTGCAGACGCTTAACTGCGACTTGCGTCGCCACATATTTGGTGACTTTAATCAGGCCCAAGCCGCGCAGGTGTTTGCGGGTACTAACGAAGGTTTCAACGAAGTCTGGTGGTTCTACTGCTCTGCCAATTCATTCACCATTGATCGTTACGTAATTTACAACTACCTAGAAAAAATCTGGTACTACGGCACGATGGCACGAACAGCGTGGCTGGATTCTGGCTTGCTTGACTATCCGCTGGCGGCCACGTACAGCAACAACTTGGTGTATCACGAGAATGGGCTAAACAACAATGAAACAGGAACAACTACCGCTATTGATGCCTACATTTCCTCCTCAGAGTTTGACATTGGCGACGGACATAATTTTGGTTTTGTGTGGCGCGTCCTTCCTGATCTGACCTTTGAGAACGCTGAAAACTCACCTACGGGTGCTTTGCCTTCGGTGGCCATGACTCTACAAGGGCTAGCCAACTCTGGCTCTGGTGTTACAAGTACAGCTTCACAACCTGTAGCAAAAAGTAGTACATACGTGATTACCGAACAGTTCACCGGCATGATCTTTACCCGCATGCGTGGTCGCCAAATGATCTTCAAGATTAGCTCTAACCAGATCAACACGGTCTGGCAGTTGGGCGCTCCTCGTATAGATATCCGTCCTGACGGCAGACGTTAATGACGACACAAAACAGGATCATTAACCCCGCACCACCCAACTTGCCGTTGGGTACGGATCAGTACGAGCGCCGGTATCAGGATCAGTTTACGAACGTTCTGCGTCTGTACTTTAATCAATTACAGAACGCGCTTACAGAGATTACAGGCAACGCGGGTGGCAGGTATTTAGCGTTTCCGTACGGGGCGTTTTCGGATTTTACAGACCAGACAGCCACAGTTAACACTGCTACGCTGATGACGTTAGACACCACAGACTTCTCAAACGGGGTGTCAGTTGTTTCTAACTCTAAAATTACTGTGGAATACGCAGGTATATACAACTTGCAGTTCAGTGTACAGCTTCAAAACTTGGATAACGCCCCTCAAGACGTGTTTATTTGGCTAAAGCAAAACGACGCAGACATCACCGGCTCGACTGGTTTAGTTGGCCTACCCGCTAGAAAAAGCGCGGGTGTCCCGTTTCACGATATCAAAGGCTGGAACTATTTCCTAAACATGAATGCGGGAGACCACGTTCAAATTTACTGGTCAACTACAAGTGTGGACGTGACAATCCAAACGTACCCTGCTTCGGGCACGCCAACTAAACCGTCAACTGCTTCTATCGTAGCTACACTTTCATTTGTGTCTGCACTGCCAACATGATATTATCAAACAACCCCCATTTTGAGAGGCAAAAATGAGCCTACACAAGTTTGCCGACATGGTTGCCAGCAAAGGCCGTGGCGATGATTCCCTGCTGATCCACATGACGCCGGACGAAGTCAATCGTCTGCAAGAATTTGCTAAAGCAAATGGTCGTTCGTTGACCATTAATCCAGAGACAGGTTTGCCCGAAGCAGGCATGCTGTCGGACTTGTTCAAAGCTGTTGCCCCTATTGCCCTTGGCGCGTTCTTAGGCCCCGGAGCTTTCGGTATTGCTGGTTTGGGTATGAGCGCTGGCACGGCGGGTTTAGTTACTGGCGGGTTGACTACCTTGGCTACCGGCAGTTTGTCTCGCGGACTCATGGCCGGATTGGGTGCGTATGGTGGGGCGGGGTTGGCCGAAGGTCTTATGGGGGCTGGTGTAGGTGCTGCACAACAAAGCGCTATGGGGTCTTTAAGCGCAGATCAAATTGCAGCGGAGATGGCTAATACCGAGTTAACAAA